CCCAGGTTTATAGGTCAATAGACCCTCCACGGAAACCGCTAGGATAGGCCGGCTAGAGGCCGGCTATTCCTATACGGCGGTGACCCGACCGTTGAGCTGAATATGTCTCACGACATATGCACCTCCTCTCTTCGTCGGAAAACCATCAGAGATGGGAACCTCCGGAGAGAACCGCAGTGTGTAGGCTAAGGACGAGTCCGACCAATGATGGCGGAATCGTCCGGGCCTATAGGACAACCCAGGAAGCCTGAGTACTCCTGTCGACCTGCTCCACGTGAAGTGGGGCGCCAATCGCCGGTGATGCCTTGGGAAGGCAAGACCGATGGGCAGCGTGTTATCACCGTCAAAAACGGTGTAAACATGCAGGTCGAACTCTCTGACTGCTCGTCTCCATGCTGGTAGGGGCCTCGGGTCGAACCCGAAGATCCCAATCCGGCTGGAGAAGAGAAGGAGAGAGTTAGCGAAGCCGATGTAATCGACGACGCTATTACAAGGATGATCCTTGATATAGATTGGCTTGACATTGAACCCTCCGAAGTAATGTGAGCCGCAAGACTCACGAAAGCGACCAGTTGAGAAGGATTTCTCGTAATTAACGAGAAACCCAAACTCGATTAGAGCGCAAATCACGTCGGGGTAAACATCAGTGCTGACAACTATATCATCACCATAGACACTGGCTTTTGGGTCAAAGAGCGATGCGAGAGCCCAGAAAATGAGCGACTCCAACTCGAAAGTAAAACCGTTCCCCATGGACGAGAACTTCTCGTTCATGACGAAGGTAGTGCCATCGATAGTAGAGTACTTACTTCTAAGCCTCTCACACCAAACAGCCCAATCGTCAGGTAGTACGCGGCGTACTAGCTCGCGGCAGACCGTGTCAGAAGCGCTAGATAGATCAATCGTTGAGACTGAGCCATCAATGCTTCCGACACGCGATAGTTCGGCGTTCTTGGACTGATCATTAAGATCAACACCAACTCGCCGTAGCCGATTGCGGATCATCTTACCAATGCCTTTCTGAAAGAACAGATTGGCGGTGGGCTCGATGGCAATGGGCCTATCGGAGCGAGCGTCTTTCGGAACTGTTACTACCCTGTTTCCTTTCACAATCTGAAACTCAGATGCGAGGAGGGAGCAGGGACCATCAGCCGGGATCCCACGGGCTTGCGCCCAGTGGATATCTCGGCCGATAAGGGATCTTGCGATCTGGTAACAGTCTGAAGTCACGGTGATTCGATGCTCAAGCATCTTATCAACGGGCGTCGCACGCTTTCTCGGAAGAGAGAACGTGGCACCCGGACCCCAACCAGCTCCACTGAAGAACTCATCGAGGTCAAAAGGGCCCAGAACAGAGGATATTTTACGCTTCACCCTGTAAATCAGGGGATTCAGCGCTTGGTTTAGACCAAGATCCGAGGTTCGGAACCTTTCATTCGATTGTTTACAGTGGCTCTCAGCTTCTTGAAGTTTTGAGAGTGCGCGGGCCTTCGTATCTATGCCTGTCTCGAGGAATGTACTCTTGCGAAGGAGGACAGTCGCCTGATAGTCACGGAAGAAAGGATCGCTGTAGCTGTAAGTCTCCTGATCGGGCAGAGGTAGAGATACCAATTGCTCGTGCTCGCCGTTCACGTAGAGCAACCATACAGTCAGAGCCCTCGGGGTGTTAAGCCCTTCGAGAAAATCTTGTATGATGAACTCGATATGACCGTCGAGATAGGAGATGTGTTTTTGATCGGTCGCAATACGCGTGCAATCAACTTTAGTCTGAGAAGACATAGGTACCCTCTAAAAAGAGTGTTACAAGTTCCGCCTAAGAAGGCGAAGGAAGCCCACTGTTACCAGAGAGCTTCCAAATCCTGGACCAAAGAGGTCACGACAGCCTGGGCAAGGACGTTCTTGGCGTAAGCCAGACCATCCTTGCGATCGGCTAGCGAGGACCGCTCGGGGAGGATGAACTCATGATTGCTACGGATTGTGTAGGCCACCGTTGGAGCCGGCGTATAACCGCTGTCCGAAACGGAGAGAGCCTCCATCACGGGAAGTGCGATACGGACTTTGACGCGATAAACGCGGTCAGAGTCCGAAACTGCACGACCCTTGACGGAGCGAACCTTGGGAGGCTGAACGAGCTGGAAGGATACGGTCGGATAACCGAGCGCGATCCCACCAGAGCGATCAGCCAACAGCGCAAGGCTCAGGCTCTGATCAAAGCTCATGGGGTTAAAGGTATGGGCGACGGGTGTCGCTTTTCCGTCGTTGACGGTGATAGCGGCGAGAGCTGCCATGGAATTCTCCTTGGAGTAGAAACCGGTTACGAAGGTACTTCACTTCAGGAAACCGGAGAGTAAAGCGGCTGCAGAAAGCAGACGCGAGGTGCCCAACTTCGGCCGAAAGGCCGGGGGAGTTGGACGTGGAAAGGTGGTTAAGCGTTCGCGAACGAACGCCGAATAGTGATATGAGGAATTCAAAGACTGGAAGCGCGTGGTTGTCAAACCGTCTAAAGTGTCCGAGTAGGACCCTCCATACGTATTTTTCAACTTATAGTGCAACAGTCGAGAATTACAAATATCTTCGATGTCAAGACCGAGACCCATAGAGGTCTCTAGTTCTTGCATATAACCGCCGAGATCAAGGAACCAGTCGGCTACAAAAGACAACGGCATTGCATTCCACGCAATTAGTGCGGGGTTAAATGACGTAATAGTTTGAGCCGTGTACAGGAGGGGGTTTGCCACGCGGCAGACCGCCTTGTATTTAACCTTGTGAAATCCTTCAACGCTGGATCGGTGGTAAAGACCACGACCATCGCTGTAGGAGATCGACTGATCGAGATTCAGACGAGCGCTACCTTTGAAGATAACGCGACTGTTCTGATCCTCGATCAGTACCATAGACGCATCCCATGCGTCATCAATGGCAGGTTTGATACAGTACTTCCAAATCAACCACGCCGAACCAGCGGTCTTCAGAAGCCCGATGGGAACATTGCGAAAAGCGCGAAGCTCGTTAGAGCGCCAGCGCGGATTAGCAGGAGTCCCCATGCGGCGTTGAAGGCCAAAGGTATCGGAATCTTTGCGGGATCGATCAAGATTTTGATCGGCAAAGGTTGACGCTTCGCCGACGTTCGAAGCTACATCGAGGTCAAGCCTCCGCACCTCGCCGAGAAGGCGAGAGAGCGAAAGGTCTCTATTTCTTTGTAGCCCTGAGAAGTCGGGTTGAAGCTTAGCACCTCCGAACAAAGGGAACACGCCAGGTCCCGTCGTAATCAGAGTCTGCGCGCGTAAATCGCCCGCGGCGACTGCTTTCGATATGGATCGAACGGAGCCATCTAGGGGTTCGTCACGCACAACAGTGTAGCTAAAAGGAGTGGTCGTCTTCTTGTCACCCTTATTCGAGGTTGGACAAGTAACCGTGACAGAGCCATTTGGGACATTTGACGACAACGTTTCCGTTACCGTCGTAACCCCGGTGGCAGTAGTCGATGAGTTACTATACAACGATTCGGTGTAGAGTGTACGAGAAAGAGGCTTCACTTTTTGGTTCCTCCAGAGTGCCACTGAGGGCAAACGGTAAAGAATGCCGGTGAAACCGGCAGGCGTTGCTAGGGAAAAACCTAGCATAGAAAGATCGCTCTCTCTGAAAGCCGAGAAACGCAGAATACGACAAGCTGGCAACCTTTTGGGTTGAAGCGCGGCGGACGATGCGTAAATCTTAGCAGACAGGGGGGGCGGT